TTTGTCCACCATTTTATTTGCGTTTGGAAAGAATGTTGGCTGGTATGTTAACAAGAAAGCCTGTCAGATTAAACGATACAGCAGACCCCATCCGTGAACATTTGTTTGATGTTGATTTGCAGGGAAATGATCTTAATGTTTGGACTTATGAGACTACTAGAAAAATGGTTAGATATGGTCATGTGGGAGTTTTGGTAGATGCTCCAACAAGTGGGCAGAGTGGCAGACCATATTGGGTTACCTATACACCAAGAGATATTTTGGGATACAGAACTGAAATGATAGATGGAGAAGTAAAACTAACACAATTACGTTTACAAGAAAAGGTATCAGTTCCTGATGGTTTATATGGTGAAAAGATAATTGACCAAATAAGGTTATTGACCAGAGGTGGTTTTGAAATCCAT